ATAAATTGAATATGAGCTTCTAAAATGACCTATTTTATCTTGATTTAAAGAAAATGTAATGAAATCAATAGGTTACATCTTACATAATAAATAATCGTTTAAAAACAATGACTTAGCATACGAGCTGTAAACTTGACATAGTAGTTTTTAGAGAAAAGTGTTTAAAATCAAGGGGTTAGGTGATTCGTTAGTGATTCGTTCCTGATTCGTTCTCTTTTTAAGAAATATCTCAGACTGGTTGAGATTAACATATACGAATATTTGAATGTATTATCCTTTATAATAAGAAGGAACGCGTGCGCGCGTGTGATACTTTTCTTTAAATGTCAAGTAGCTTTCTAAAATTATTCTAATTTAATTTAATTGTGTGACATATATAGAACAAACTCTCAGGATCGAGCCTAAGAGTTTTTATATAGTAAACTACCAGAGAGATACTACAGCCTATGGGTGGCCTTATTTGAGCTTCTCAGGGGTAGTTCTCTGTTTGTTTACTGTTTGTTCTACTGTTTGTTCTTATGCAAGTATTCTGTTATTTGAATGTATTATAATGTTTATTAAAGTGTATATAAAATACAATGGTATACAATCGGATACTGAAAACCAAACTTGTATGCATAAGTATACAATAACGTATTGCAATATGTGAATATGAACTAGGAAACATATAGACGCATCTTGATATATGAATACGTGAATATGTACCTCGGATAGTAGTTACGGGGGGTATATGGGGCATGGGGGGTGTATACGGTGTTATATATGCACAATGACAGAGAGGGGTATTTTAGGTTTGGGTGTTAACCACATTGGTTTACATAGAGTATTCTGGAGCCTATGTAAGAAAATACTTGACAAGTCCGGGGAGTTAGTGTATACTAAGCGTATGCTTTAATATGTATACAATATGATTTAGCTAATACTCCTTCTCCTTTAAAGATATTTAATAAAAGATTAACTTAAGGGGTTGACTTTGCGGCATTATGTGGTATAACATACGAGTAGTATACTTTAAGTTAAACATAATGGTTTAGTCCAACTACTAGTTAATAATAATATTAGTAATATACTTAAAGTAATACTTAAAGTATCTAATCAAAGAAGATGAACTAATACTATTGCCTTCTTTGTCGCATAACTCGTTAGAGTTTTTTGCAAAACCCTCCCAGTTTTCCCTTGACTTAATAAAACCTTTGTGTTATAACTGGCAGCAGTCACAATAACAATAATAACAAGATGACATAATGACCTCCCCTAAAGATAAATATGATCCAGAAGATGATATTCTTAATACATTTTTCCAAGCCCTAGCAGATGATGACCTAAGGGCTCTATACAATTTACATATACCTCGTAGTGATGTTTTCTATATTAGAGAGAAGTATTACTTAGACACAGGACACTGGGTATCACTAGACCGTATGGAAAGAGCAATGTTCTTAGAAAAGAAACTAGGAAGTAAAGACGTATTAGACCCTGGACGTAGAAGAGATTGGGAAGACGATTATGACATATAGATTAGGCGTAAGAAGTAAACAAAGGTTACAAGGTCTCCACAAAGACTTAGTAGCAGTAGTTGAAAGAGCAATAGAGATAACTGAAGTAGACTTCACTGTACTAGAGGGTATGCGTACCTTAGATAGACAGAAGGAACTAGTTAAAAGAGGTGCATCAACAACTCTCAACTCTAGACATCTAACAGGACACGGGGTAGACCTAGGTGCTTATGTAGATGGTACAGTAAGATGGGATTGGCCTTTGTACTACAAAATAGCTGATGCTATGAAGCAAGCAGCAGAGGAATTGAATATAGATATGGACTGGGGTGGAGACTGGAAGTCTTTTCCTGATGGGCCACACTATCAATTAGCTTGGGGAACTTACCCTAAGTAATTAGGGAGAAAAGATAGATGACTGACGGTAACGGAAACGATTTACTAGAATTAAAATTAGAAGAAGTTACCAAAGACTTGCAAGAGATGGCAAAGAGAGTCCGTTATCTTGATAGTTCCCTAGCACAACTGAACTTAACACTTAGCTTACTTGAGCAAACTGTTAAGACAATTACATCATTACAAGAAGACCGTAAGCAATTTACTAACCGAGTACAATACTTTATTATTGGTGGGTTTATATCTGCTGCTGTTGCTTTTGTACTAAGTGGAGGCTTAGCGTTATGAAACCCAATCTAGTCGGAGCTAATATGTTAGCTATGTGTACAGGCTTCGCTATATGTGGAGTTGTATTCTATGCTATTGTAACTTACTCTGATCTAGTTGATACAGTTAAAGTAGAAATAACTAAAGAAGTTGTTTGTACTAATACTCCTCTAAACCATATTCCTCTTACACCTGGAACTGTTCTGTGATGCATATAACTTTATACTTAGACTTAATAACTGTTGTAATGGCAGTGATGATTATACTTGGAGCATTTAAAGCGTTACATAGAAGAATGTTAGTAAGAGTACTTTGTGGTATGTCTGCTATACTTTATCTATACGCACAAACAGGTTGGGCTGCAGCATATGTCTCAGGCAATATCTGGGGTGCTATATTTAACAACTATATCTGGTTCTTCTTTAACTTTACAGTCTTTGTAACGATGTTCGTAATATTGAAAGAAAAGAAATGATAAGCACTTTATTACCTCTTGTAACTCCTATCATCGGTGATGTACTAAAACGTATAGTACCTGATTCAGATAAGAGAGCAGAGATTGAAAGAGAAACCAAACTAGCCTTACTAGAACATGCTGACTCAATAGAGAAGGTACGTGGTGAGATAATACTAGCAGAAGCTTCATCAGGCAACTGGTTGACTTCTTCTTGGAGACCTCTTCTTATGCTAATCGTTATAGCTATCATAGCTGTCAACTATTTAGTATTCCCTATAATAGCAATCGCTTACCCAGAGATCATGAACAATGTATTAGAGTTACCTGATCAACTCTGGAATCTATTAACTCTTGGTGTTGGAGGCTACGTAGTTGGTCGCTCTGGCGAGAAGATGGTAGATAAGTGGACAAACCCAAGTAAAGGAAAATAGATGTTAGGTTACTGTTGGAATGACAAGGATAAGCCTTGTGGTAAATGTTTTGGATGTTGGAACTTAGACCCTGCGTCTATATCAACTACTTTTAAATTAAAGAGTGGTACAGTGTTAACTTCTATTTGTTTGTTTGATTACTGATGCCAAGTTCACCAGGATATAAAAGAGATTATAAGAGAGAGCGTGCTCTTCAACTTAAATCACCTAAGTCTAACTTAGCTGCTAATGCTTCTCGTAAGAGAGCTAGACGTATGTTAGAAAAGGGTGGACTAGTTAAGAAGGGTGACGGTAAAGATGTTGATCATAAGAACCGCAACCCGAATGATAATTCTGCTAAGAATTTGAGAGTTCAACCTAAGGGTAAGAACCGTAGCTTCTCACGTAAGGCACAAGCTCATAAGTATAATAAAGGTGGTTACGTAGCATGTGGTGCTTCTAACCCTGGAACACATAAAAGGACTAAGTAATGGATTTAAGTAAGCATAAAGATACACTAAAGAAGATGGGTTATGGTGTTTCAAGAGATCAAGTAGTAAGCCTAAGAGGTGACGTTCTATGTCAATACGACCCTTACGGTAAGTTTATATGTGATATTAAAGAAGTGATGGACGTTGTTTGTCCTCCTGCTAGAGTTAAACCTAATGTTGATTTATCAGCTAAACCTAAGAAAAAAGCAAAGAAGACTTATGTAAGAGCTAGAAATGAAGAAGGTCACTTTATAGCAGATGACCCTGAGACTCTAGACATAAATGAAGCTTGGAAAGAAGTTAAGTAATGACAAAGAGAACCCTCACAGAAAAGCAAGAGTTATTCTTAGCTGTTCTATTTGAACAAGCAGAGGGTGACCCTTTGAAAGCTAAGAAACTAGCAGGATACTCAGATAACGTTCCTACTTCATCAGTTACAGCTTCTCTAACAGACGAGATAGCAGAGCTTACTCGTAAGTTCATAGCACAGTCTTCTACTAAGGCTGCATATACAATGTTCAAAGTAATGGGCGATGTAGACATGCTAGGTGCTAAAGAAAAGATGACTGCTGCTAAAGACCTTATGGACAGAGCAGGATTTGTTAAAACAGAGAAGGTAGAGGTATCTGCTGTAGAACCAGTGTTCATTCTACCTGCAAAGAAAGAGGAATAAGATGCCGGCAAAGAAAGACCCTAGACTAGCTAGAGCAGGTGTATCAGGTTTTAATAAACCTAAGAGAACACCTAACCACCCTAAGAAGTCTCACGTAGTTGTTGCTAAAGTTGGAGACCAAATTAAAACTATACGTTTTGGTGAGCAAGGTGCTAAGACTGCAGGTAAACCTAAAGCAGGTGAGTCTGCAAAGATGAAGAAGAAAAGAGCATCATTCAAAGCTAGACATGCTAAGAATATATCTAAAGGTAAAATGTCAGCAGCTTACTGGGCAGATAAGGCTAAGTGGTAGTATGCCGGCAGCTAAGAAAACTAAAAGTAAAGTTAATGCATCTGGTAACTATACTAAACCTACAATGCGTAAGAATTTGTTCAATAAGATCAAAGCAGGAAGCAAGGGCGGAGCAGCAGGTCAATGGTCAGCTCGTAAAGCCCAAATGCTTGCTAAGCAATACAAAGCTAAAGGTGGAGGCTATAAGAAATGAAGGCTCCTCAGAGATCACTTAATAAATGGACTAAAGAGAAGTGGGGTACTAAATCAGGTAAGAACTCTACTCAAGGCTCTAAAGCTACTGGTGAAAGGTATTTACCTAAAGCAGCTAGAGAAGCATTATCAAGTCAAGAGTATGCAGCAACATCTGCTGCTAAGCGTAAAGGTAAAGCGTCTGGTAAACAGTTCGTTAAGCAACCAAAGAAGATAGCAGAAAAGACTGCTAAGTTTAGAGCTAATGAAGGAGGAGTAGCTGTGAAGAAGAAGATGGGATACAAAGACGGTGGTGCTGTTAAGAAGCCAATGTCTAAAGGAATGAAAGCTCTTAAGAAAGCTGCACCTGCAGTAGCTAAGAGAATGGGTTATAAAAAAGGTGGATATGTTATGTGTGGCGCATCCAACCCAGGTACTCAGAAAAGAAGTACTAAATAACAACTTGACAAACTGATGTGTGTGTGATATAAAGATGGCTAGAAAACAAGCTCCAACACTTAGTGCTATTCCCGTCGATCAATCTTGGAAGATTCCTAAAAGAGGTTTAGACGGAGAGTACTACCCAATAGTAAGAGTAGGTAGACATATTCCTTTTGGATATGAGCAAGACGAAGGTGATAAGGATATACTTCAACCAATACCCGAACAACTAGAAATGTTAGAGACTGCTAAGAAATACTTGAAAGAGTACAGTCTCCGATTAGTAGCTAGATGGCTTACAGAACAATCGGGTAGATATATTTCACATGTAGGATTAAACAAACGTGTCAGCATCGAAGAAAAAAGAAGGTATACGGCCTCAGCCCATAGAGACTATGCAAGGCGTTACCAAGAAGCCAGTGAAAAAGCGAGAGTCATCGAAGAAGAAAGACTCGGTGGTAGAGGTACAAGAAAGCTCGATAGAGAAGACTGAACCAACTCCTACTTACGCACAACCTAAACCAGAGCCTATTGATGTCAAGAAAGCACAGGACATTATCTTTGCTCCTAATCCTGGACCTCAGGAAGACTTCCTAGCTTCTAGTGAGCAGGAAGTTTTATATGGTGGAGCTGCAGGTGGTGGTAAATCATATGCGATGGTTGCAGACCCTGTACGTTACTTTAACAACCCACAGTCAAGAGGACTGTTAGTTAGACGTAGTACAGAAGAATTAAGAGAACTTATTTCAGTATCTAAACAGTTATACCCACGAGCTATTCCAGGTATTAAGTTTATGGAAAGAGATAAGACTTGGGTAGCTCCTAGTGGTGCTACTTTATGGATGTCATATCTTGATAGAGATGATGATGTTATGAGATATCAGGGACAGGCTTTTAACTGGATAGGACTCGATGAGCTTACACAGTGGCCTTCCCCTTTTGCATGGAACTATATGAGATCACGTCTTCGTGCTACTAGTGCCTCTAAGTTACCTCTTTATATGAGAGCAACAACAAACCCTGGAGGCCCTGGCCATTTTTGGGTTAAGAAGACTTTCATTGACCCTGCACCTGCTAATACATCTTTCAACGCTACTGATGAACACGGTGAAGTAATCGAATGGCCTAAAGGACACTCAAGAGAAGGTGAGCCTTTATTTAAACGTAGGTTTATACCTGCTAACTTGTTTAACAACCCATACTTAGCAGAAGATGGGATGTATGAAGCAAACCTACTATCAATGCCAGAGCATCAACGTAGACAGTTATTAGATGGTGATTGGAGTATATCAGAAGGTTCAGCCTTTAGTGAGTTTAGTGTTAAGAAGCATGTAATTAAACCCTATGATATACCAGATAGTTGGGCTAAGTTTAGAGCGTGTGACTACGGTTATGGTTCGATGACAGCAGTATTATGGTTTGCTGTGGCCCCTAGTGAACAGATAGTTATCTATAGAGAACTATACGTTAATAAGACTACTGCATCTGATCTAGCAGATATGATTATAGAGATAGAACAAGGTGAACGTATAAGGTATGGAGTACTCGATAGTTCTTTGTGGCACAATCGAGGAGATACAGGACCTAGTTTAGCAGAGCAAATGATTCAAAAAGGTTGTCGTTGGAGACCATCGGATAGATCAAAAGGCTCACGTATAGCAGGTAAGAACGAAATACACAGAAGATTACAGGTAGATGAGTTTACAGAAGAACCTAGATTAGTATTCTTCGACACCTGTCGCAACATAATATCAGAATTACCCTCTCTTCCTCTTGATAAGAACAATCTTGAAGATATAGATACAAAGAGTCCCATAGACCACGGTTATGATGCTCTAAGATACGGTCTAATGACTAGACCTAGATCATCACTTTGGGATTACGACCCTTCTACACAACGCTCAGGCTTTCAAATGTCTGACCCCACATTTGGCTACTAAGGAATAAAACATGGATGAGTACGAAATAGACGAACAAGTAATGGAAACTATCATGGATGATGCAGAATCCTCCTTTGTAGAAGACATAGAAGAAGGTGAAACTACAGATGAGCCAGTTGGCAAGGTAGTTGGTTACGTTACTGAACGTTTTAAGAGAGCTGAGACAGCTAGATACCAAGATGAAGAGCGTTGGGTTAAGTCCTACCGTAACTACAGAGGCATATATGGCCCTGATGTACAGTTTACTAGCACTGAGAAGTCTAGAATCTTTGTTAAAGTAACTAAAACTAAGGTATTAGCTGCATATGGCCAGTTAGTAGAGGTTTTATTTGGTAATAACAAGTTCCCTATCTCTATTGACCCTACAACTTTACCAGAAGGTATAGCAGAAGCTATGCATTTTGAGTCTAATCCAGAGATGCAGAAAGCTAAAGCTGAGAGTGCTCCTGAAATTAGCCCTGAGGACTCCAAATTACGCCCAGGAGAGACCATCCCAGAACTTATGGAACGATTGGGTGGATTAGCTGATACAATGGCTCCAGTGGCCGATATTATGGAAGAGGGAGAAGGTAGAACTGCTACTGAAGTAACCGTACATCCTGCAATGGTAGCTGCTAAGAAGATGGAAAAGAAGATACATGACCAACTAGAAGAATCAGGTGCATCTAAGAAGCTTAGAACTGCTGCATTTGAATGTGCTTTGTTTGGTACAGGTGTCATGAAAGGCCCTTTTGCTGTAGATAAAGAGTATCCTAATTGGGATGATGAAGGTAACTACAAACCTCGTGTTAAAACAATGCCTCAGTGTGATGCTGTTTCTGTATGGAACTTCTACCCAGACCCTGACGCTAACTCAATGGATGAAGCAGAGTATGTTGTAGAACGACACAAGATGTCTAAGTCTCAACTACGTGCTTTAAAGAAACGTCCTTTCTTCCGTAAGAATGCTTTAGACATGGCTATGGCTAATGGTGTGTCATACACTAAAGAATGGTGGGAGCAAGCTATGGAGGATGACAGTACTGAATCATCTGTAGAGCGTTACGAAGTTCTTGAGTTCTGGGGTTACGTAGATGCAGAAGTATTAGAAGATCATGATGTTGATATTCCATCAGAACTAAAAGATGTAGATCAACTTAACTGTAACATCTGGATTTGTAATGGACAAGTAATCCGTTTAGTGATGAACCCATTCAGCCCACAGATTATACCTTACTACGCAGTACCATACGAAGTAAATCCTTACTCTTTCTTTGGAGTTGGACTAGCTGAGAACATGGATGATACACAATCTCTAATGAATGGTTTCATGAGAATGGCTGTAGACAATGCTGCTCTATCAGGTAACTTACTAATTGAAGTAGACGAGAACAACTTAACTCCAGGTCAGAACCTAGACATATACCCTGGAAAAGTGTTCCGTAGAAATGGTGGAGCTCCAGGTCAAGCCATCTTCGGTACTAAGTTCCCTAACGTATCTAATGAAAACATGCAGATGTTTGATAAGGCTCGTCAGTTGTCTGATGAATCAACAGGTCTACCTAGCTTTGCTCATGGACAGACAGGTGTATCTGGTGTTGGACGTACAGCGTCTGGTATATCTATGCTTATGTCAGCAGCTAACGGTTCTGTACGTACAGTTATCAAGAACGTAGACGACTACTTATTAGGACCTCTAGGTAAAGCATTCTTCTCCTTCAACATGCAGTTTGATTATGATGCTGATATTAAAGGTGACTTAGAAGTTAAAGCACAAGGTACATCATCTCTAATGGCTAACGAAGTACGTAGTCAACGTCTGATGCAGTTCTTACAAGTTGTACAAAACCCTGCTCTAGCACCTTTTGCTAAGATGGATTATGTTATACGTGAGATTGCTGAGTCAATGGACTTAGATGCTGATAAGGTTGCTAACAGTTTATCTGAAGCAGCAGTACAAGCAGAGATACTAAGAAAGTTCCAAGAAGCTAACCCACCAGAAGTAGACCCTAATGCAGAGGCAGCAGCAATGCAAGCAGCTATGGGTGGTGCAGAAGGTGGAGCAGCTCCAGGAGCAGGTGCTATAAGTGTAGGAGGGGCTCCAGTCCCAGGAGAACAAGGCTTCTCAGGTAATACTGGACAGACAGCAATATAACTAGGAGAATACAGTACAATGAGTAGACTTACGGCTAGAGAAACAGTTGGAAGTACTAAACAACACTTTGAATCACTCAATCAAAAGAGTTCTAAAGGTGTTGTCTATGTAGAAGAAGATACAGGAATACTTAAAGTAGGGAATGGTACATCTAATTACAATGATCTTGTAGTTATAGGTGATTCTAATAAAGGAAACGGTGGCTATGAGTTTACTGGTGGTTTTACAGACAGAGTATCTGGGACTGCAGGTGCTTCTGACATAGGCAATGATGTAGAGTACACTCAAGCTATGGTTGATAGCGATGCTTGGTTACGTTTTGGCTTTGATGCTACAAGACAACAAGCTAACGATTCTCCTTACTGGGGTAATTCTCCAACTAACGCAGATGAAGCTCCTCATTCGGGTACTACTGAGTACATAGGTAAAGGTGTGTTCTCTGGTTCGTATATGCCAAAGAATGTAAACAATATGTTTAGCTTTGATGATGACACAGCATACAACGCTGCTAGTACATCAGGTACAGTTTATAACGCCGCTACAGGTTCATACCGTATGGATGAACTTCAGGTAGGTGACTTCTGTCAGTTTAGATTTGACTTTAACTTAACTCCACAGTTTGCTAACACAACTGTAGAAGTAGGATTAATATGGGCAAACAGAAATGCTTCTAATGTTGTAACCTATACTTTTGCTTTAACTGGTGAACCATTATTTTATGGTGCAGGAACAACAGGACAAACGTTCCTTAACAGACCAATGATAACTGCTTACTTAGCTAGTGATGAAGATGTCAATGCTAGAGCACTACCTGCTATACGTGCAGACCAACCAATATTCGTACAACCATTGACAACACTATTTAGAGTAGGAAGATAACTTATGTCTATACGTATACAACGTAATGAAAACGCTAACGCTATTACCTTCGTAGGTTCTTCACAACCTGCATACTGGAACAACTGTTTAGAAGGTGAGGTCAATGAAACAGACAGCACTCGTGTAAATGTAGTAAACACAGTACGTACAGTAGACTCAGACAATAAAGTTTATGAGTTCTTTGCAGTTCCTTTTACAGAGTTCCGTACAGCACTAGGTACAGCTTTCTCAACTGCCCAAGAGTGTGCAGACTATATAACAGCACAGGCTAATGCTACAGCTATTGGTATCATCGAATTCGGTGCTACAGATGTTATAGACTTCCAAAGAGACGCTACTAACACAACTATACTAGCTTCTACAGGACATTCTTATCCTGTGAACAGTATTAAAGCAGTTGCTCAAGCAGATGGCACAATAACAATTAAAGAGAATGTAGATGACGGAACAGACCTAATGAGGTTTGTACGTAAAGCTAACGTTACTTTTAGTGGACAAACACAAGCACAACAGCTTGCTCCAGTAGTAAACGCTCTTAACTCTTTATTCACAGTAACACCTGTAGGTACTGGTGCAGAAGATAGATTTATTTCTAACACTTACACAGCCAACCTACCTACAACAAGCACATTCGGTGATGTTACTATAACAAACAACCTAGCTACTAAAGGTACTAACACTAGTTCAGAGTTCAATGATGGCTTCTTTACAACAAGTGACCCTATATCACAAAATGGAGAATACTTCCAGTTTGATAACTCAGGGAATGACCCTTTAAAGAAGATGATGATTGGTTTAATGTTGACATCAGAAGTTTCTGTAGCGGCACTAGAGGACAATACCTTAACAGGTGAAGATATGGACTTAGCAGTTCGTCTTAAGCCTAACGCTACTTATGAACATTCACCTTACGGTGCTGTGATTGAGAACGGTATGTTTACTAACCCACAACGCTCTGATGAGTATCGTGCAGGTATTGATGAAGATGGAAGACTATTTATATCTCATTACAATGACAATGCTAGTGAATGGCAAGTAATTGTTCGTTCAGCACTAGTAACAGCTAACGAAGAGTATAGCTTAGTAATATTCTTAAAGCAAGAAAACGCTGTATGTTCTACAGTAGTGACTTCTAGGGAACTCTATGATGGCCCAACAATGACCTACTACTACATAGAATCTCCTGATGGTTCTTTCTTTTATCCGTTGTTCGCAACAGAAGAAGAAGCTAACTACTTAGACACAGAACTCGGTGGTTCAGGTACTAATCATTCACATTTCTTTGCAGATGAAACACCTAGCTCACAAGAGTGGTACATGCCAGACACTGGTGGTACACATGCAGGGAGTTCTGCTCCAAGTAACACAGCTACTATTACTTACAACGAAATCCCTACAGGTGCAGATAACTTATATGCTCCAACAGCTTTCACAATAGCTGATTTGTCAGTAAATGAGAACACAGCAGTTAACTATCAAATAGTCCCTGCAGGTGCTGTCTTTACTACAACTGTATCAGGCTTACCAACAGGTTTAAGCCTATCAGGAAGCAACATTGTAGGTACTGCTCCGGAAGTTACTGGTGATACTACAACTAACCCTAGTGATACTTCTACAGTAACAGTTACAAGAACTAACAACTTTGGTTCTACAAGCAGTGACTTTAACATCTCAGTATTAAATACTACAGCACCTACTCCACCTGTAACAGGTTGGACACACATAACTGGTTCGACAGCTATGGTAGATGGTAATACACTAGACTCAGGTTCTGCTATGGAATTTGATGATGTAACAGAGTCAGGTAAACGAGTTGTATTTACAAAAGATTGGATTAATGATAATATCTATACTGTAATGGGAACTGCTGTATCGTCTAACAATGCTGTCTATCTTGGTTTCCAACAGACAGGTCAACTTTGGTCCGCCACAGGTGCACATCATCTTAAGTTTGGTTATAAGTTTTGGTGCGAAACCATAAGTGGAGTTCGATACAAGTATGTTACTGTTATCCAAGGCGGTCAGCAAGTACAGAACTATAGTTTCAATACTAACTTTAACCGTGATGTCGTACTATTCCACGACTTCCCCGGTTCAGCTAAGTTACACGGAACTGCACTAGCAACAGCAGGAACAGGTGCAACAATGGTTACGCCTCTTAATCCTAATCGCTATGCTACAGCTACTTCATCAGATGAGCAAGTAGTTATGTTTACTACAAGCACTACTACAGATGTTTCTGGTACTGGTGTGGCTGAATACACTAGCCCTGTGGTTAGTAACATACTTACTGACTGGGATAAAGCTTTAGACTTCTCAGGAAGTAATGAGCACATAAAACAAGTATCTAGTCATGCAGATTATAACCCTTTAAGAATGAATGGTCAACCTTTTACTATTGGATTACCTGACCAATCAGGAAGTACAGCACGTAACGTAAATGCTAAACCTTGGGCTACAGCGATAGTATTTAAGGCTGATAGAAACAATACCAACCAACATATTTGGAATAGTGGTGAAGGTGCTAGCTCTGGAAATGACAACATTTATCTGAGATTATCTGCCTCTGGTAGTTTATTCTTTGGATGGGGTCGTGAAGGTAATGGCTACAACGAATGTAGAATTGCTAACCAGAGCATATCATCATCTAATTGGTATGGTGTTTACATTGCCTCTAACGGTGCTAGGATGAGTGGTAATGATGCTACTGCTAGTAACTTAGCTCAATGTTTCGATATTAGAATTATGAGCAGTGCTGATTCATTCAATGCTGTAGGTTCTAACTTATGTACTTCAGGTAACTGGACAAGCACTGGTTACAGAATGGATAGGGCTGTCATCGGTAACTTTAGCATTGGTGGTCGTGAAGGAAACCGAAACTTCCACGGTAAAGTTGCATCTATGGTCATTACTAACTTAAACGCTACTATCTACAGTAACGTTCAAGT